TGATATGGCTATGTCGTCACTGTCAGAAAGCCGTGAAGACGAGACGGATGACCTGAAATTCTACGCAGGCAGCCCGGACAATCGCTGGCAATGGCCGTCAGACGTGTTGGCTACTCGCGGATCTGTCCAAGGGCAGACTATTAACGCTAGACCATGCCTGACGATTAACAAGCTGCCGCAACACGTTCGGCAAATTACCAACGACTTGCGCCAAAACCGCCCAAGCGCCAAGGTAATTCCCGTTGACGACGACGCTGACATTGAAGTCGCTGAAATCTTTAACGGCATGATTCGTCACATCGAATACCGATCCGACGCAGATGTAGCGTACGATACAGCTTGCGAGAACCAAGTGGCTTACGGAGAGGGATACATCCGTCTGCTGACTGAGTATTGCGACGAAGACACGTTTGACCAAGACATTAAAATTGGCCGCGTTCGTAACTCGTTTTCGGTTTACATGGATCCGACAATCCAAGACCCAACGGGCGCGGATGCTAAATGGTGCTTTATTACTGAAGACCTGACCAAAGACGAATACGAGCGCCTGTATCCAGACGCTTCACCAGTGTCTACTTTGCAGTCGTTGGGTGTTGGCGACCAGTCAATCAGCAATTGGTTGAACGAAGACACGATTCGGGTTGCTGATTACTATTACATTGACCACGAGCAGGCTACGCTAAACCTGTATCCCAGCAACATCACCGCTTTTGACGGCACGGCGGAGGACAAACAGCTAAAGTCTATCTACGGCAAGCCAAAACGTAGCCGTCAAGCTGACCGTCAAAAGGTCAAGTATTGCAAAATCAACGGCTACGAAATTCTTGAAGAACGTGACTGGGTTGGCAAGTACATTCCGGTTATTCGTATTGTCGGCAACGAGTTTGAGGTTGACGGTCGGCTGTATCTGTCTGGCATCGTGCGTAACGCCAAAGACGCG